AATTAGGTGTTGCTGATGGTATATCTTTTAGTTGTTCCAATAATGATAAGCCCCAACCTTCTTTGAGGTATATATTTGGTGAATTGGAAAAACAATACCCCGCATTTAGAACTAATGATTTATTATATGATCCATTAGATCTAAAAAGATGGTCTAATCAAGGAGTTTTAATGTTAAATACAGCATTTACTGTGCAGATCGGTAAAATAGGAAGCCACTATGATATTTGGAAGCCTTTTACACATCACATACTTCAGTCTATAAACCGAGAGTTTAAAGATTTGCAAGTTGTATTACTTGGAAAGAAGGCTGAAGAATGGCAATTAAGATTAGATAAACAAATTATCTATAAGGTTGCTCACCCGGCTAGCGCAGCTTATAAAGGAGGCAAATGGAACTCTCAAGATGTATTTAGAAAAATCAATGATTCTCTTAAATATGAAGACAGAATTGTTTGGTAAAACATTGTAATTTTTGTATCTTTATTAACTATAAACCAACATTTTATGAAACAAAATGAACTGTCTGCATTTCATTCAGAAGTGCATGAATTTAAACAAAATATATTAGATAAGTACGGAATAAGAGCATATGTTATATCAGATGCTAAAGATAAAACTTTAGATTTAAAGACATTAGAAGAATGCATTGTAAAAGTAATGGAAGAAGAGCATCCAGAATGGTTACCATATTGGAGATCTGCAACATTGAAAACTAGAGTTCCTGATTTTGTAACTTATTGTACAATATTTTCATTTTTTGCTAGGGGTGCCGGATATACTTTTGATAAAATAGGGACATATATAAATAGAAAACATTGTAGTGTAATGCATCATCATCAAACAGCAAAGCACAGATTAATAACCGGAGATCCAGTATTTATGGAGACATATGTAAAGGTTTCAAAAAGAATATCACAATATGTGGGAATTATTCCGAAAAATTCAGAAATATAGTATAACACCTAATCAATGCATGTTATTGTTTGGTTATCATGAAGGTATAACACCGTCTACATCTAATAAAGAAGATAAGGAAAAGCTTTATGAATTAGGATATATAAGATATGGAAAAGTAACTCCAGAAGGTAATAAAGTAATTGTCACATTAGATAACTACTTTAAAGTACATAAAAAGTTAACAGAAAAACAACTGCTTGGTGAGTCTGCAGCTATTAATATAGAACAGTATAGAAGCACTTTTCCTAAAGGTAAGTTGCCATCAGGTGTACCTGCAAGAAACAATATTAAAATACTTACTGAGAATTTCAGATGGTTTTTTGCAGAATATGATTATAGTTGGAAAGAGCTTATAAAAGCTACAAAAATGTATGTAAATGAGTACCAAAAAAACAATTATCTTTACATGCAGAATAGTCAGTATTTTATATCTAAGCAAGATAAACATAAAGTGAAAACCTCAAAGCTTGCTGACTATTGTGATATGATTCGCGATGGTATAAGCACTGAGGATGATCACTTCAAAGAAAGAGTAGTATGATACATGATGAACAACACCAAGTAGAAAATGATCAAGATCTAGTCAGAGAATATGCTGAGAATCTAATCAAAGAGATGAAGAGTTATCAGGAAACAACTATCGGTAATGTAATGGATAGGAAACAAGCTATACATGCATCATCAATAGCTACAAAAAGATTAGCTAAAGAAACAGCAAAGAAATTTTATTATCAAGTAGCCGAATATTTAATGGATCCTGAAAAACACAACAGCTAATATATGAGTAAACCAACACCTTCGTGGGGAGGACAGTTTTCAGCTTTTAAAGAAGCGTTAAAATATATGAGCGCAAGACAATCCGGTGAGGAAAAGTCAATATATACACCATGGCCTAAATTTAATGATGCTACTACAGATGGTCTAGAGTGGAATACTCTAACTGTAATGGGTGGTAGACCAGGTTCAGGTAAAACCTTAATTAAAGATCAAATCATAAGAGAATCTTTTGAGTTAAACCCTAATGATAATCATAGAGTTCTAGAATTTCAATATGAAATGGTTGGTAGAACATCCGCAATGCGGGAGTTTAGTTCAATAACTGGAAAGACATATAAAGAGTTATGTTCTGCGGGTAGTACAATATCAACTAATGTGATTAATGATTGTTATGAATATGCTAAAGAAAGAGTTAAATATCCTGTTGATATTATATCAACTCCAATGACCGTAAATCAAATGCGTGAGCAAGTTGATATGTATATGAATCACCATAAAGGACAGAAGACTATTATAACTCTAGATCATACAATGCTTGTAAAAAGAGCACCTTATCAAAATAGCTCATTAGATATGCTATTTGAGTTAGGTGAGTTTTTTACACAATGTAAAAGAGATTATCCTTGTATGTTTATTGCACTGTCGCAGCTTAATAGAAATATAGATAACCCGGATAGAGCTATAGACGGTAAGTATGGTAACTACATTCTTGAATCAGATATATTTGGTTCAGATGCAATGTTGCAACATGCTGATACATTGCTTGGAATCAATAGACCGGCTAAACAAAAGATTAGATTTTATGGTCCAGATAGATATGTGATACAAGATGATAGAACATTGGTATTGCATTTTCTTAAAGCAAGAAATGGTGATGCTAGAATGAGTTTCTTCAAAGCTGAATTTGAAAGAATGCAGATTGCTGAAATGCCTACACCACCACAACAAGAAAGACGATGATAAGTACAAAACAAAAATCAATGACACCAGTAGAAAGAAAAGCAAAAATTGCAAAGTTAAGAGAGCAGCATGAAGATCATTTCCAAAAAATTGGAGATATTAATGCAGTATATATACCTAAAATGGCTTATAGGCCAAGTGGAAAAGATGAGCTATATATTAGCTTTTTTCCAAGTGAATTACAGAAGAATGGAAACATCTATACAGAATTTGTTAGTATAGATTATGATTCTGAAGATCCTTTGAGAACTTTATATCTGCATAAAGATAACCCTCATTGGAAAGAAGAATATGAATTAGTTACAAGTAATTCGGGTTTTGAAAGACATCTTATACCAGCAAGTGAATTGCAAGTGATTAACGATATTAACACAAAGTCTTCAAAACAAGAATCTAAAAAAGAATTCTTTCTTCCTGATCCGGATGATGTTACTAAAGATGGCCAAGAATGGTTAAAAAGAATTGCAGTAGCATTAGAATCAATAGCAAAATCAATAAATAAATAAAATGGCACAAAGTGTATTAGTAATTGCGGACTCAGGCTCCGGTAAATCAACGTCTGGCAGAAATTTAGATCCAAAAACAACTTTTTGGATTAATATAGCAAACAAACCTTTACCTTTTAAAGGTTGGAAAAAAAGTTATACATTGATAAGCAAAGATAATCCCGAAGGTAACATGACTAATGCGTCATCAGCTGCCGGTATTATGAAAGCAATACAGCATGTCAATGATAAAATGCCTCACATCACTAACTTAGTTGTTGATGATTGGCAATATATGTCTGCATTTGAATACTTTGATAAAGCAAATGAAAAAGGCTATGATAAATTTACCTCAATCGCTTCTAACCTAGCTCAGGTTGCAAAAATGCCAAAAGATTTGAGAGATGATTTATATTGTTTTTTTCTTACTCATTCAGAGTCTACAACAGACATTAATGGTCGTAATAAAGTTAAAGCAAAAACTGTTGGTAAAATGATAGATAATGCATTAACTTTGGAAGGACTTTTTTCAATTGTCTTATTTGGCAAAGTTGTCAGAGAAGAGAATGGTACAATGCAATATGGTTTTGAAACACAAACTAACGGTGAAACTACAGCTAAATCACCTATGGATATGTTTGAGAAAACCTTTATAGAGAATGATCTACAGTTTGTTAAAGACTGTATAATCAAGTATGAACAATAATTAATTAATTGAAAAGTATGTTAAATACAAAAGACATGAGTGCCGGTAGCGGCAAAGCAAGACCTGTAATTAATCCAGGTAACCAGGTGATTAAAATCAATAAGATCACATTTGATCAAACTCCCTATGACAAGGAAGCATACAATATTGTATTGCATGTAGAATCCGAACCTGTTAAAGGTGAATTTGATGGATTCTTGATTGATCCTGATAATCAAGATGGACCTCGTTATAAAGGTCAAGTAGGACGTGTAAGAATGAGCCCATACGCATACAAAGATGCTACTTTACCAAGTGGTAGAGAAGTTAAACTTGAAAGTGATGTCATGAGAGCTATGATATATTTAGCTGAAACATTAGATAAAAGAGATGATCTTGATAGTATTGAAGCTGATACAATTACTGAATTTATGGATTCCGTTAATCAAGTATTATCCGGTGATACATATATAAATGCTTGCATTGGTTCAAGAGAATGGGAGAATAAAGAAGGTTATATAAATAATGATCTTTATTTACCTCGTATGTCAAAAGACGGGATTCCATTGGAAAAATTAGATGTAGAAAATTCTAGATTATATGAGTTTTCTAAAAAAGATCATGTAAGGGAAGTACAAAAAAAGGATTCTCAAACAACTCAAAGTTTTGAGCCTACTTCAAAAGCAGGTGATGATTTTGATCTGTAGAGTATAAAGATATAGCAAGCAGCTGTCATCAATAGACACTGCTTGCTTTTTTATAAATTTACAATATGCTCAATACAAAAAACTTAGTTACAAATGAGAGAGATATACCTAGTTACTGGGTATTTAGGTACTATCTCAATATAAATGAAGAATTGACTGGGCAAGATCTTAAAATAACTTCTGTATGGAATCCCGGAGAAAGGACGCCAAGTCTGTGCATATATGTAGATGCTAGAAAGATGCGCTATATGTTTAAAGACTTTTCTACAGGAAAAGGTGGTAATAAAATTAATCTTATTCAAGAGCTTTTTAATCTCAGTTATTCTCATGCCTTAGAGAAAATGATAAAGGATTATAACATGTATGTAAAGAATAACGATGTACACAAAACAGAGTTCACTCCAGAAGATAAATGGGAGATGGGTATACTTGTTACAAGAGAATGGTATAAGACAGATGCTGAATATTGGTTGCAATATAATGTAGGAAGCAGTATGCTTCAAGAGTATAATGTAAAACCTATTGAGTATTATAATATGACTAAGGATTCTAAAAAGATAAAAATAAGTTCTAGCTACATGTATGGTTATCATACAAAGAGTGGAGTTGTTTATAAAGTGTATCAGCCTTATAATAAAAAGCATAAGTTTCATAAGGTAACGCAGCACATACAAGGATTAGATCAGTTAGAATACAATCAACCCTATCTAGTTATATGCTCGTCTTTAAAGGATGCAATGTGCTTAAAATCATTTGGATATAACATAGAAGTAATAGCACCAGATAGTGAGAACTCATTAATAAAACCCCATATAATTGAAAACTTAAAAGTCAAATACAAAAAAATAATAACCCTCTTTGATAATGATGAGGCAGGAGAAAAAGCAATAGCTAAATATAAATCAGTATATGATTTAAATGGCTTATGCTTAGATAAAGACAAAGATGTATCAGACTCTGTTAAGAATCATGGTATTGATCATGTCCGTTCTATTCTCTCACCTCTGTTAAAAAAGACTATACACAAATAATATGAAATGGTTTATACCAGGTAATGTACCATCAAGTAAAAATGGAAGGCGTTGGACAGGCAAGTACTTCATAGCTAGTAAAACAACTATGAAATATAGAAAGGATACTACATCCTATTTTAAAAAATATGCACCTGAGTTCCAAAAGGAATTAAAGAAGCATAAACTACCAGTCAAAATTGCTTTTACATTTATAAGAGGTAGCAGACATAAATTTGATTATATAAATCCAGCACAAACTGTACAAGATGATATGGTTAAAAATAAATGGATTGAAGATGATAATATGGATTTTATAATCCCATCATTTAAGAAGTATAAATACGATAAAGAAAAACCAGGAGTAATAATAGAAATAATTAAATAAAATGAATGGATGAGTCCGTAAAACTAGATGTAGATACGTATAAAAATATAATTAAAATGTTAAAATTAGGTGGTGAAGATATGGAATTAGCAGTAAAATGTGTAGAAAATATGGAAACATCAAATATAATGTTGAAGTTGTTACAGAAACCTATAAATCCTATTGCTCGGAAATTAATAATGAAAAAGCCCTATAAAAAGGGGCATTTGGGTTTTATATTCACAGATTTAACATTAGATCAAATAGAGGTGGATATATGCAAATCTTTAGTTCAGTCAGAAAAAGATATATTTAATTATTTAAAAATAACAATTTATGAAAATAGCAGATCTAGTATCTAAAACTAGTAAAAATTTAATATTTGATGAGCCCTTTTACGGGCTCTTTTTAGTTGGCCTTAATAAGGTTTATAGGGATGATATACCAACAGCAGGTGTAAGCAAAAATGGAATAGGAGTTCAGCTTACAGTTAATCCTGATTTTTTTAGAGATTTATCAGAAAATCATAGAAAAGGATTGTTAAAACATGAACTGCTCCATATATCGTTTGGACATCTTTTAGTTCGAGATATGTATGAAGATAAAAAATTGTTTAATATAGCTGCAGATTTAGAAATTAACCAATATATTGATCCTAATGATTTACCGGAGGGTGGATTAACTTTAGATACTTTTCCTGAAATTGATTTAGAAAGTAAAGCAGGTACTAAGTATTATTATGATGCATTATCAGAAGCTAAAAAAAGCGGAGAATGTCCTTCTCTTGATTCTTTACTTGATGGAATGAATGGAGATACTCCATATGATCATAAAACTTGGGAAGAATTTGAAGATATTCCTGAAGCTGAAAAAAAATTGATTCAAAAACAAATAAATCATCAGGTTAAAGAGAATGCTGATTCTACAGAAAAAAGATGTGGAAATATACCAGGTGAACTTGCAGATCTTATTCAAAGATTAAGACATGTTGAACCTCCTAAATTTGATTGGAAAGGATATCTTAGAAGATTTATTGGCAACTCATCAGTTGCATATACAAAGAAGTTAAGGAGAAAATATAACAAACGTTATTCATCTAATCCAGGACTTAAGATAAAGTTTAAAAATCATATATGTGTTGGTGTAGATACATCAGGTTCAGTAAATAATGAAGAACTTAAAGAATTTTTTTCTGAATTAAATCATATGCATAAAACGGGTCACAAAATTACAATTGTACAATGTGATACTCAAATTAAATCTGTACAAGAATTCAATCCTAAAAAGGATTGGGAAATACATGGTAGAGGTGGAACAAGTTTTCAACCTGTTATTGACCATTATAATCAAGATGGGCGTTATACAGCTCTTATATACTTAACAGATGGTGAGGCGTATTCTCCAGATAACTGTCCAAAGAATGCTCTTTGGGTTCATAGCAGTGTATCTAGAGTAAATGAGGATCTCCCCGGATTAAAAATTAAATTAAATTAAAATTAAAATTATGGCGCAAGTAAATTTAAACATTGATGATCTAAATGGCTTTATGGGTCACATTATTAATAACAATAGATTCTTACAAAAACAAGGTAAACTGCCTGTATCGGTGGAAGTTTTAGGTGAATCTGGTATTGGTAAAACATCTACAGTAAAACAAATTGCTGAACATCACGAACTAGATTTTGTAAAATTAAATTTAGCACAGATTGAAGAGCTTGGTGATCTTGTTGGTTTTCCAATTAGAGAATTTCAAATGTATAAAGAGAAGATTGTAAATATACCTTCAAGTAATAATAACCTGCAGTATGGAGCTAGTCAAAAAGCAGCAACTAACGATATGGCAAAAATGGAAACTAATGCTGTAACCAAAAAAGTTGGTCAGTGGGTTAGTGAATTAGCTGTAAGTGACTATCTAAAAAACGGATATAAAATGACAGGTAAAAATAGAATGTCTTATTGTGCACCTGAATGGATTGCGGGAAAAAAGAAAGGTGGTATTTTACTACTTGATGATTGGAATCGTGCAGATCAAAGATTTATACAAGCTGTGATGGAGTTAATTGATCGTCAGACTTACATCTCTTGGTCTTTACCTGAAGATTGGCATATTGTTTTGACAGCAAATCCGGATAATGGAGAATATATGGTTAGTTCTGTTGATGCAGCTCAAAAGACGCGTTATATAACTGCCAATCTACAATTTGATGTAAACTGTTGGGCTCGTTGGGCAGAAGAAGCAGGTATTGATACAAGATGTATTAACTTTTTGTTATTACATCCAGAGCTTGTTACGCAAGAGACAAATGCTCGTGCAATTACCACATTCTTTAATGCAATATCAAGTTTTGAAAACTTTAATGATAGCCTTACATATATTCAGATGATTGGAGAAGGTAGTGTTGGAGATGAATTTGCATCTATGTTTACTGTATTTATTAATAACAGATTAGATAAGCTAGTTACACCAAAAGATTTATTAACTCATGATAATGAGCAATATATTCTTGGTGAATTAACGGGTTGTGTTGGTAAAGATGATGATTATCGCGCTGATATTGCATCAACATTGGCAACTAGACTTGCAAATTATGCTGTAGTATATTCAAAAGATAATACAATTAGTCAAAAAATTACTGATAGATTGGAATCTCTTTGTACAAAAGAGCACTTTACCAATGATCTAAAGTATCTAATTGTAAGAACTATTTTTAACGGGAACAAGCAAAAGTTTAATAAACTAATGATGAAGCCTGAAATAATTAAAATGACTGTAAAATAATGGCATCAAAAAATTTATATGAAAATTATAATAATGACGCACTAAAGCATTTTAACCTAGAAGACGAGACCTACTATGGTCTCGTCACTAAGGGTGTAGAAATTGCAGAAGTGTTTATAACACAAAATACCTCAAAGTTTGATGAGATTCAAGATTTATTAGAAACAAACACAATAGAGGACAATAAAATTAAAGACTATAAGAGAGGATTTGTTTTATCAAAGTGTCCAGTGACACTGGATAGAATTAAAGCAGCAGCTAAAGAACATAATATTACAATAACAAATGACTATGATAAAGCTGATTTTTTAATAGGTCATGATAATATTTATGCTAGTTATGATAATGGCGAGAAAATATTATCTACACAACTTATGTATAAATTGTGGAATTATGAAGCTTTTTCTGATACTAATGGAAGATGTTCATTTATTGAAAATTATAGTAAACAACACGGTACAAAAGTGATATATGATGATAAATTAAGTGAATTTTTTAATACTTGGCATGGTGCTGATTCAGATAATTTAATGGAAGAATGGATTATAACACCAATGGCTTTAAACTTAGCATACTTAGTTGATATTGGAGAGCTTAAAGTTATAAATGTAGAAAATCTTTTACATGCATCATCAAATATTACACCTCTTTCTGAAAGTATGGTAAATGAATTAGCTAATTGGTGTCAATCTTATGATCATGATAATAAAGCTATAGCAGCAAAAATATTACCTACTGTAGATTATACTAAAAAACCTCATTTAATGTGGAAATTAGCACAGGAAATAGGTTCATATACATATAGCTTTAATAGAGATAAAGACGTACAATATTGGTTGGAGGCATCTAGATTAGGAGAATATTATCATATGAGTGCTCAAGATATGATTTTAGATTTAGAAAAAGAAAACAAGCTAAATTCTATGTCATTTAAATATCTTGAAAAAATAGTACGTAAAGAAATATCTATACATAATAGAGATCTTTATGTATTTAAGGTAAGTGTAAAATCAGAATACAAAAAATATTTAAAATGAAAGAAATAAAATTATATTATTTAAATGTAAATATGACAGGTCTTGATCCTAAAAGACCTGTTCCTACGAAAATTAAAAGTCAATGGATAAATACAGAGCCAAACTTAAACTGGTATGATGAATGCATGAAGGATGAAATGTCTAAAACAAATGGCCCTGCATATATTAATGCTGTGCTTAATATTCCTGAAATTCAATATTTAAAGTCTATTGATACTATGGAAGATCAGTCTTTTTATAGGACTTCTGGTATAACATTGCCGCAAAACAAAGTAGCTTTGTTAAAAAGCAAGTATAATGTATCTATTAAGAGAAATCTTGATAAAGCAGACTATATGATTACTTCTAATAAATACTGGAATTCATTGTTTCACAAAACTTGGGATGATTATTATTCTTTTGAAGATACCAAATTATTTTTGTCTAAAAGAAAGGATGTTTATGAGGATTATAGCATTATAGAAAATTTTTTTGATTCTATTGAAGAAGATAATGAAGATCTTAGTAGTGTATTTATTTCGCTGACTCTTAAAGCTGATTATTATACAAGACAATCACTGTCAGATGATATTCGCTCCTTGTCAGGATCAAGTAAAATGAATGCGATATGTC